CTCAACTTCAGCATCAAGGTTGTGGTAGGCGTTAAGGTCTTGACCTAACTCCGGAGTCCACTTAGCCTTGAGCTTCTTGGTTTGAGCGGTAACAGCAATGCTGTCGACCTTGATGTCGATCTCAGGAATGTCTGCTTGACCTTCAAGTCCCCAAACAACCTGACCTTGAATAGAACCAATAGCATTGTCACCATTAGCAAAATCGTCAGTCTGTGGGAACTCCCAAGTACAAGAGGCAGTCATAGCAAAACCAGCTAATTGAGCACCACCAGCATCAGTACCAGAGCCGACACCGAGAGTGGTTCTAATTTCATCAGGTCTCGATGCTGCAATAACACCGGGTGCCGATGCGGTTGTACCAACGAATGTCAGAAGCATCATGTCAGCCGCGGTTGTAGAGTCCAAGGCAAGTCCAAGCTGATCAGCAATTCCAGCTGGAACAGGACGAGTCAAACGACGCACCAAACGAGCACCGGGACCAACAAGACGAAGGCCGCCACCTGCAACCATGAGTTCAGCATTAACACCAGCCGTCGCCGACGATGTAATTGCAGACAAGTTTTCTTGATCAAGTTGATCAAGAGCAGATGCCGAAATAGCAATAACACTGTACGCATGGGTAGCGAGTGCTCTGGTCTTTTGGGTAAGAGCCAGAAGGTCTGGATCATACTCGATGAGTTTACGGTCAAGGTTAGTCATACTATCATGGATAGCAGCACCAGTAACGAAAACAGCCGCGACAGACGCGTCCGAGCCACTTGGAGAACCATACGAGTAACCGCGTGCTGATGCACGAGGACCACTAAGGTCACCACCACGGACGTCAACCAAGTCAACACCACCGGTGATTTGAGCACCAACACGGTTGGTACCGTAGATGGATTGTCCAGCAACGTTACCAAGCTTACCAGCTTGACTACGACTACCGTCGCCAAGATCTCCCGAGAAAGTAAAGTCCAGGAAGAAAATGAGTCCGCTTGGGAGGCTCATAGGTTGTACAGAAACAAGATCGTTTGCGATCAAGCCTGCGAAAACACGACGAACAATGGGGAATGCGACAGCAGCAAAGCCCTGTACATCACCTGCGTTCATAGCGGTTGCTTCGCGAAGAAGCTCTTTAGCCTGGTTCTCAAGGAGGCGAGCCATGCCATTACGGCTTTTGTCGTCCTCAAGTCCTTCTAAAAGTCCGGTCTTTTCCCACTTTGACAGTAGGGCGTGACCTTCAGCACGCATATCACGATTAACCATACCTTCGGTTAATCTTTCAATAATACCAGCCATTTTTAATATCTCCTTATAATTTTAATTAATACCTGCTAGTTTCTTCATTCTATCAGCAATAGGATCGGCTTTTTTAGCCTCACTATAGTTGCTAGCACGAAGAATGGAAGAACGACGGTTGATAGTTTCGCTCAGTGATTGCGGACCACGTTTAGGTGTGGACTCCACTGTGCTTTGAAGTGTTTCAAATATTGTCTTTGCTTCCGGAACAGAACCAGCTTTAGAAATCGCTTCGGCAACTTTTTGTTTTTGCCGCTCATTTAGGGAGGTATTTCTCAACACACGGTTCGTGTATAACAAACGAGCATTAGAAAGATTAACGTCAGTGACGCTTTCTTTTAATTGCTCAACTACGTTTTCGTAGTTTTGAAGCTTCTCTTTGAGTTGGTTATTTTCAAAAACCAATTCTTCTTGAGCTTGTTTCAAATCTTCTAACTCAGTCTGGGGATCGGTGTCCGTTCTATCGGCCATTCCACGACCCAAGTGAGTCTCTTGTTCTAATCCTGTAGATCTACGGGATGCGAGTGCTTTTTCCATCTCGTACATCTTGTCTTCGGCTCTGCGGCCGGCCCAACCTGAAAGGTCAGCGCCCATATCGACGGTAAGCTTTTCCATAATAGCATCGATAAGTTCGTCAGCATCATAAGATTCACCAAAACCTTGAGGGCCACCTGCTGTTGGCTGTGGATAACTACGTGCCATTTTTTTGTCTTTAGCTACCGTGGGCGAATCTTTGGTGTAGAAGCACTTGGGATCATTGGGATTGCGCCTGCAAAACTCGCGATCATTAGCTGCATTCATATATCCCCGGGGATCCTTTGCGATCTTCCGTGGCGCTCTTGGATCTTTTCTTGGCGCTTCTTCTTCTTCTAACTCTTCTTCTTCTTTTCTATTACCAGCACAATGGCTCTCGTCTAATTCGTCTTCTTCTTTTCTATTACCAGCACAATGGCTCTCGTCTAATTCGTCTTGTACATCGTCGGGCAAGAAATCGCCCTTGTTTAATTTATCTTTTGGAGAAGTTTTTGCGGCCGTTTCTTTTTCTTCAGGTGTCTTAGGTTCATCGTCAGCCTCATCAAGTGAAATCTTTTCCATAATAGCATCAACAAGAGAGTCCATGTCGAATTCTTCATCTAATTCCTTCTCCGCTTCAGTGTTGGCTTGGAGCGTGGCTGCTTCTGCCCCGGCTGGATCTCCCTTCTCGTCAGTTACGCCGGCTGAATAATCAACCTCGGCGCCTTTGTCCGCCTCATCATCACTATCATCCTCGGTGAGTTCAATTTCTTCGTCCTCTTCAAGGGTATCTTCGTCTAATTCTTCTTCTAATCTCTGGAGTGTCTCGGCCAATTCGTCAAAGTTAATTTTAATCTTGGTCTCTTGGCCTTCGTCGTCACAAGCACAAAGCTCTTCACCCTCTGCGGCGCCCAGTGGTACGTCCTCAGCAGCATCGCCACCAGCGGCGGGTGCAGGAGCAGCGCCCATTGGGTCCATGCCAGCAGCGGGGGCACCAAGGCCTAATTCATCTTGCTCAAGAATTTTGTTTAAGGTTTCTTTGACCTCGGTTGAATATTTATCAACAATTGTAGCCTCGGCATTTTTCAAGGCTGCCTCCTTAAGTGCCTTAGCATCGACGAATGCTTGCTCAAGTAAAGATGACATGTAATAACTCCTATAAAACAGTATTTCACTGTAAATAGTGTGCTATATTTGCAAAAACCATTTTTAATAACTTTATCAGGATGCGTTATAGTAGTCCAGTATTGCCCATTGGTATCCAGCAGGACCGTTATAGCCCATGACTGTCATAGAATCGCCTGTTTCTAAAACTTTATTTGCGGCTTGATCAATAAGCTGATTTGAAGGACCGGAGCCAGTGACTGTGATGTTGGCTGAGCCAACACATTTGACTGTTATTGTTACGCCATTTAACGTATCGGATAATAATGGTAAGTAAGCATTATGAGGCGACGTTAAATTATAGATCGCCACTCTGTCTGTCGCTCCGGAGATGTAGGTATCAGCAGAAGTTGTTTTTACAAAGTAGTTGTGCTGGACCGCGCCGCTGAGATATGCACCTCTGGCGACAAATAGGTCTCCGACACCAGTTAGTGAGAGTGCAGGGTTAGTACTATCGCTTTTGACACTTATTAGAGTTTCAGCGTCTGAACCACTGACATTTAAAATTCCACCAAAATGTGCGCCTCCGACCAGAACTTGACCGGAACCCGTGACACCAAAACATATTCTGTTGCCGTCAGCTTCTCTTGCCTGCATAAGCGTCAGCACCCTATTACTTGTGTCTGACGGTCTTATAAACAGCATTCCGTCATTGAAAGCGGTACCTCCCTTGTCCCCAATCGCTAATCGCGGGGATGAGCCTGTGATGTGCACTCCACCTGAACCCGTGATCTCACCAGATACAGATGCATCACCGATCACAGTAAGTGTGTGGGTGGGGACGCTTGCATTTATACCAACCTTGTCTCCAGAACCATCAACCATAAGCATATGAGTATTGTTATTACTTTCTACACGAAAATCAATCAGAGAATCAGAGCCTTGGTTTACAACAACTTCTGGCACAGCCCCGTCAATTCTGAATCCTTCTTTCATCGTGCCGGCATCATTTGTTTTAAACACAATGTGTTTGTTCGTACTATTATTCTGTATTAAAATATTATCAGAACTATTAACTCCAAATTCTGCTAAATCTTCGCCAGCGCTGCTACTAAAATGTAAAGTTGGAGTTGTTTCTTGAATTGTTAAATTACCAGATAGATGCAATTTGCTATTTGGTGCGGATCCTGTTATGCCTATACCAACATTACCAGAATTATTAATTACCATGTGTTGTACGGGTGTAGAGGTTCCTGTTAAGGTTGTCCAAAATGACATGCGAGTTGGGTACGACTCGTTATTCCATTCTGAACCATCTGCTTCAACTCTAATCCGAGAAGAGATATTTAAAACGCTCTCGGCAGCAGACCCCACAAAAACCAGATCTCCAATATCGTCACCGTCAATATAAAATGCTGATGATGTGCGGTGAAGACCCAAAATTGCGGCGCCGGTATTGTTTCCAACTTGAAGCTGAACACCGGGTTCGCTGACATTAATACCAACTTTACCAAAGCTCGCACCACCGGGTAAAACGGAAAGTGTTGGGACGTGGGCTGCGCCGCTTACTCTCATAGATGATGAAACTGAAAGTAATGAACCATCAAAAGTAAGATTAGCTTCCCCGTTGACTGTGGAGCTGTTTACTGATGTTATAATCCTGTTGTTTCCACTGTTAGTGTAACTTGATATGGCCGCGGCGGCAATACTATCAGTGATTGCTGTTTTAATCTGGGTATAAGTTAGATTCTTAATAGTATCACTGTCGCCTGAATCAGCTATAATAAACTGATCGTTGTTTGATGGGCCACCGCCTTTGTTCGTGGTCTTGGATGCATCTACTTGTAATGTTTGTCCAGTAAATGCGAGTCCCCCGTTTGAAGCCGTCAGAACACGGACACCCTCAGTGTCAACAGTAATACCTTGGCCACCAGTCACTTGTAATTCAGCACCATGGCCAAGGCCTGCAGGGTCAATACTACTGGATATACCAAGACCCAAAACAATATTTGATGCTGATAATCTGTTGGCCATTCCGTCGTAATTTGTAGCGGCAAGATGATCGGGGTTTAATATAATTCCTGTTAAACCATGAGCAGAACCGGAGAAGGTTGAGCCGGTTATGTGGCCAGTTACGCCTAAACTAGTTACGCTAGCAGCTGTGGTAATAGTGACATTTGATTCAGCCGTCAGTGTTCCATCACCATCAGAAGTTATAACTCGGTCGGCGCCATCGCCAGCAATCAAAGATTTTAGTGCTCTAACTTCGCCCTCGGCTGTAGTATCCCAAAACGCACTAGCTGACACTGTGCTGCTAAAAGTTTTAACTCCACCAATTGCTTGATCTCTCCAGATATCAACCAAACTTTCAACAGAACCTGTTGATGAGTTTGAAAACTCTACTCTTCCTTTGATAATATTATAAGCCATTCTTTTTCCTTCCTCGTATTAAATAGTACGAAAAAAAGGATGCCCCCCATAAGGAGGGACATCCAGAAAAGAAATTGTATAAAACAATATCGGCCTAGTAGATTACCCACTTAGCGTCAGAGTTAGAATAAATCAATGATACAGCACCGAATGGCGATTCGATGCGTGCTTCAGAGAATCCATCAATTTCATCGCCTTGAGAGACAGATGAACTAATCTTGACAAAGTTAGTGGAACTAACACCGGCAGCAGTCTTGATGATAACAACATCTCCAGCAGAGCCGGATGGAAGCAAGAAGCTACAAGAGCCAGTTGCATCGTTTACCATGAAGTTGATACCAGTAGCAAGCGTAGCATTACCGTAGTTGGCTACTGGAATGTGGGCGGCAGACATACTGTCACCACCGGTGGTATCAACAGAAAGAACACCTTCAGTAGCAGTAATACCTGTACCAGCTAATACGTCAGCATAGACTTTGAAGTCTGTTGTCTTCATTTCACCCGAATCAATATCGAAGAAAGCAAGACGTGACTTGTTATCAGCAACGTTAGCGGTAGTGATACTTTCTTCAGCGAAAGCAGCACCAGAGACATGCACAGGGCCGGTTATAAGCACTTGAGTATCTTGAACAACTAATCGTGCGTTACCGAACGATACACTGCCCATTAAGTCAAGACCACCAGAACCACTCATATCACCAAGAAGCACTGGAGCAGTAATACGATCCAATGTTGCGTTTGCTAAAGTAGCAGTAGCGGATGATGAAAGAAGACCAACAGCCGAAACAGTTGTTTGAGCCTCAGTACCGAAGTTAGAGACACCTGCGACGTGTAAGGTGCTAGAACCCGAAATCGTAGTAAACTTACCAGAAGACTGAACAGCGGCACCAATAGTAGCGCCGTCAACAGCACCACCGTTAATGTCAGCAGAGCCAACAGTGATTTGATCTAAAGTAGCGTTTGCCAAGGTTGCAGTTGCAGAAGATGACAGGACACCAGCAGCCGAAACTGTAAGCGCTCTTTCACCGAAAGTAACCACTCCACCGGCGTGTAATGTACCAGAACCAGAAATGTTGGTAAAGGTACCAGCACCAGCAGCGTTAGCACCGATGGTTACACCATCAATAGCACCGCCGTTAATATCAGCAGAGCCAACAGTGATTTGATCTAAAGTAGCGTTGGCCAAAGTAGCAGTCGCTGAAGATGAAAGAACACCTTCGACAGAAACTGTAAATTTACCGTTACCTGCCGATACAATGCCAGCAGCGCTAAGAGCGCCGGAGCCCGAAACAGCACCGTTAACTTCAACCGAGTTTGCGCCAAGTTGAATAAGGTCAACATCACCCTCGACACCAATTTTACCTGAACTATCAAGTAAAAGGTCAAGTGCCGATACGGCCAATGAAGCTGAAATATCGCCAGCAACAGAGACTTTATCGTTTGTAAGTGTCATAAGGTCAGCGTCGCCACTTGTACCAATAACACCTGCAGCATCAAGAATAAGTTCTTTACCAGAAAGTCTTCCTGAACCTGAAATTGTGGACTGACCAATTAACGATTCTTCAAAAGTTGTTGAACCGCTAAGTTTGGTAGTACCAAATTGAAATTTATAAGCCATATTATAAAACCCTCCATATAATTTAGTTTTTATAAAATGATAAGCAGCCATGGATATGACCTAGATCATAAACACAAGTCGCCCATCGCTTATAAATAGGGCCATTAATGGCTAGTAAACATAGTACCTGTTGACACCATTACAATAAAGCGAGAAAGAAGCGTAAGCCGACTCCAATACTAATGAATTTTCGCCGTCAATAGTTTGTGATCCAGAGGCCAAAATTGTTATATTATTGGTGCCGGCGTTACCTCCCTCGTCCTTTACAATGTAGGTGTGGCCGTCTGTTAGCACAGCCGCATCTGGTAATCTTAGTTCAACTGCGGCGGCTGTAGAATCCATTCCAATGTAATAATCGTCTATTGATGCAGTTATAGTGGCGGCTGAAGTTTTGTGGTGAAGTACAACCGCGCCTGATATATGTAAACGTCCACCAACAAAACCTGAAGCAGAAACGTTTAAACTAGCGGACATAGCACCGCTTAATGCTATAGCATGGTCAGGGGCAGTATTACCTCCGATTGCTATACTACTTGTGGTGAAAGCGGTATCAGCGGCTAGCTCGGTGAATATACCTCCGCCGCTGCCTCCGCCGCCAGTACCGGGAACATTTGTCAGGAACCTGCCATCACCAATAAAAAACGAAGATGAGATCCCCACACTCGCTGATAGCTCACCAGTTACTGTTAATGTATTTGTGCCGCCATTGAATGTAAGATTTGACTCACCAGTAAGCCTATATGCGTCAGAACCTATGGTTGTTAAATTATATTGATCTGGGTTAGATGTAATTTTTAAGACGTGTTCTAGTTCTTTACCATCGCCCACGAATGCACTAGATGAGACTTGCCCATCCGCTAGTAATTGTCCAGGAAGTAATACGTTTCCCGATAAGACATTGTATCCCATCTATATCAGCCCTCTAATATAACTATACAGTTATAATTAGAAGACAAACCAGTTAGAACCATTAGAATAAACAGATATTGCCGTCATAGTACCAGTCATTTCGTAATATGGCTCCCCATCGATGGTTTCGCCATCAGTACCAGAAAGCACAATAGCAGCAGGAACACCATCAATCGGCATGCGTTCGCCTGTGAATTCATCCTTGATCACTATTATAGAGCCAGTGGTGCTATAGCCCGCAGATCCTGACGCGGAGTGTAATCTTATCTCCACCGGGCATTGACCTTTTACACCTATGAGGTAATCGCTAATGGATGACGATTGATACTTAATGACGCCGGCGGCGCCGGAGACATTGGTATACTTATGTTTGACACCACCATAAAGTGAAATTGTTACGTTATCTACATCAGCGTCAAGAATGACAGAGCCTGCAGCTTTGCCTACAATAAGACTACCAGTTCTAAAATGGTTGTCGTCGTTAGTATTACCAAATCTTGTTGAACCGCTAGAGTCAATTCTGGTTATATCTTCAAAGTGATAGCTGCTTGCGGAGATTGCACCAGAGATAAAAAATGTTCCGGTTAAGATGAGGCTGCTTGTTGTGCCACCTGCGCCGGGAACTGACCCGTCGTAGTTGTACATGAAATAGTTTGAACCGGAAATTGAATTATTTCCGGTCAAAAACATAACTGAGCCGGTCACGCCGGCTACACTTACATCTGACGATTCGTCACAATTTACGTATGCCCATCCAAATCTTGACATATATTAGCCGACTCCGTTATATGAACCTGACCAGCTAACGTTATTACCGGGCTCTAAGTGCCACTGATCTTTAGAGCCTGTTGGAGGATTGACTTGACTTCTATCGATACTCGTAAGACCTGCAACAACAGAGGTGCCCAAATCACGCTGATCGCCTATTCCGTGCTCTGTTTTGACAGGGTGTGAACCTCCACTAACATATAATCTGCTTACTTTAATTTCTAAACGGCCGCTAGTTGAACCACTTTTAACTGTGAAATAACTATTAACATTATTGTCAAAGGAGTGAGGGCCAAACCCGACCTTTATGGATGCTGAGCCATCATTGATAACTTCAATCCATCGAGTAACATAAGGAAAATTTACAACCTGCTGGGACTCTACAGCATTGATTGCACCTGAAGCAAAGGGGCGCCCACTGACTTCATAAGCAGGTGCGTGGTTAATTCCTACTCGCATTTTCCACGATGGGTCTGACCAATTTGACATCTTAATTCTCCTAAAATTATATCATTCGTAGTAAATAGTATCTAATTCTTTCTTCTACTACGTTTTTCTAACAGTCTTTTTTGTTTAAGTTCCTGTCGTTTTCTCTCTCGGTCTGCTCTTGCTCTTTTCTCGCGTTTTAATTCAGAAGGTTTTTTGTATCTTTGTTTCTCTTTGTATTGTTCAACAATTCTTTCTTTTTTACATTTCTTAATAAAACGTCTTATCATTTTTTCGTGGTTACCACGACACTCTTTCGAGTTAACTACTACATTACTACCCATTTCATTTCCTGTTAATTTGTTTCCAGACTTGAGAAGCGCCGCCCATGAGGGAAGAGATATCAACTCCGGAGCTACTCGGATCACCCAGGTCAACTGAACCAGCGGCCGATTCACGTTGAGTGGGGGCCGGTGTTGTCCCTTCAAATAAGTCAACTCCGTTGTAAGCGTCAGCGCTCACAGCTTCTAGTAACTTTTTTCTATGCTCTTGGAGCTTCAAACGACCTTCTTCTTGACTTCGCTTCATATGTAAGTCTTCATTAAATAGGCGCTCTTCTTGTTTTTTGCTCTCAATAACAACGTTACCTTGTGTTTGCATACCTCTGGCGACTTCTGAAACAACGTTAGACAATACGCCCTCTTCTATTAGGACTTCGTGAATACATTCTTTCACCAAAGGTTTGATTAATTTTTTTAAGTCAGCTTTTTTCATAATATCCTCTTATTAATTCCTGCTAAAGTTTGTAACCGTTCAAGTGATTCTGTTACGTTATTTTTATCTCGTTGCGCCTTATTAGCAGCTGTCATCATGTCAAGAAACGGTTCTGACAATTCATTGGGCGCATCTCCGAATACTCCAGAATCTGCAATCTTGGCGATAAAGTTTTTAATTCTTGCCACTTGTTGCAATTCTTTCTTATCAAGTCGTGAGCCCAACATCATACCAAGATTTTTCGCAACATTACCCGTGGCTTTTCCTTTTTTGACCACATCAGCTATCTTGGCGGCGCGGTCAATTGTTTTTACAGCTTTAGCTGCTTTGGCGCCTTTGGCGCTCAGTTTAAAAGCTTTGCCGGCGACTGGTAAAAGCGAGACAACATCTATTAGAGCATCGTCCCAGTCTCTCGTCGCTATATTGAGAGCCAATGAGGCTATCGTGGCAGGTGTTGCTATAATCTCACCGGCTCCTGTGACGCCGGCAACACTAATTGCGTCAAGCGCAAATTTCACTTGCTCCACATCTGGTATCTCAACTCCCAAATCTTGTGCTTTTTGCTTCACGGTGTCCATCGCTTTGTCAAGGACACTGCCTTCTTCATCTTCAGGTTGCGGCTCACCATCTACAGGTGCTGAAGCTTCTGGGGGCAATTCAACATCTGTGTCAGGTTCTTTTGGTGGAGTACTGAACTTAACTGTATTTAATTTAGCCCACTTGTTTAAAGTCTTTTCTAATTTTTGTTGAGCTTTTGGCTCTAGTTGAAAGGATACAAGAAGATCATTTAAATCTCTCACCGTATTTGGCGAGAAAGTACGTGGCTCTCTATCTGGACCTCCAAGCGCTTCCAACACAACGTTGTCCTCTTCTGCTGCTTTTAACATTAGTAAAAGCAAGCGTCCCTTTTCATCTTTGGTTAAAAAATCAAGAGGCTTGAGCATGTTCAATAAAGAATCCGGATATACGTCACTGTTGATCCCTGCAATGATTTTATCTTGGTCATCCGGTTCATCGGAAGCAGCCTTAGATGCATCGGCTTGAGCTTTTCTTGCCGCTACCTCGTCAGGCGAAAGTTTTCTTCTGTCCGGGTCTGCTTCTGGCTCGGCTTTAACTGGCTCTGGACTTGGTTCAGGATCAAAATCCGACAAATCTGGCAAGTTGTTAAGAGCAGGAATATCATCAAGAGAGATTTGATTTAGCTCATCATCACTAAGAGTTTGATCCCCATCTGTGTCGTAGGGTTTAAGGAAGTCAAGATCATTCTTAAGACTGTGAAAATAATTTGGAAACTTATTGGTAAGCCACGATAAGGTTAACTCTTGCCCTATCAATTTTTCAGCGCTCATTAGCACCATCTTTTCAAATGCGTCTCCTAAAGCTTTATCAATTTCTGTTGGGTTGGGTACCGACTGATGGGGAGCATAATAGCCCAATGCATCTTTGGTATCAACGTCTGTGTCCATGGGGTTAAATGGGGTACCATCTGACTTCTCAAATACATAGTACATCTGATCGTCACCTTTACCATACGTACCGACGTCGCGCACTGATTTTACAAATGATATCAACCTCCCCGTGTCTCTATCATTAACCATTTGTTGCGCAAAGAACTCGGCATGATCTTTCACAGTTCTAGCCAAGTTTGCGGGAATCTTATTTAAAGGGTCAGCTTTGGTGTCTGCTGCGGTCTGTCCCGGCTTAAAATCATAGCTAGGAGCTTCGCTTAAGTGACGTTGCCAGCCTTCATATATAACCTTGTAACTACTCACAATCCAAAACCTCGTTTAACAATCTGTTAATACGGTCGGCTTTGGTGAATACTTGGTTGTTGTAGTCTTTAGCTTCCTTCATCATGAAAGCATTTGGGGTTGAAGGCTCGGAAACAAAGTCAAAGCATATTAATTGAAAATCTTCTTGGACAACGGTTGTATCGTTTGATTCTGAAACAGAGCCCATGCCGCGGCTGGATATACCCAGCTTAACATCAGAATGTACCAAAGACTTTAGGATTTGGCCAGAAGGGGTGTCAAGCACTTTTACCTTACCCATAACAGTTTTATCTTGCATCCATATTTTTGTAACCATGTGAGAAGCATTTCTTAGATTGATTACAGAGTCGTCTGGGTGATCAAGCTCTCCAAGGGCGCGGTTTTCTTCTACAAGTTTTTGATAGTTCTTGACTTCGCGCATCAAAACATTGTACGGGTACATCCTGCGATTGCCGTTTACGACGTCGGCTTCTTGCAGTTTTCCGGTCAGTATGCAACCGCCCTCTGCAACAAACCTCTTTTCGTCTTCGGTTAGAAGGTCTTGGCAAACTCCGCCGTCGCAGAGTTCATAAAATTCTCTAAGTAGTTTCTTACCCATAGCTAAGAACCTTTACAGCAGTGTCTAACTGGCTGAAGCATCCACTTGTTTGTCCAAGTGGCAAGTGTGTTTGTCTGTGTGTTTGTGCTCATGTTTTACTCCGTTGTCTCCAAATATCATGTTCATTACATACGATGTGCCAGATGATAACCATCCAAGAATAAAAAAGTTAGCGACTGTGACATCATAGCTAAATAGTTCAGTGAAAGGTGAAAGCAGCATTAAAAACCACCCAACATGAAAACCCATGCACATAGGACATTTAAACAATTGACCTAAGCGGCCTTTTACTGGGCGTAAGCCATCAAAAACTTTACCATATACAAGGATTTGTGTTAATCCATATGCACACAATATAAACGTTATTAAATCCATTATTTCTTAACTCCGTGTTGGTTAAATTTGTTACCTAGAAAAGCCTGTAATTCATCATCTACCGAAGGGATTGGTTCAGCTGGATCTGCATTCTCTAGGGCTGCAATCAAATCATTTAGAAATGCCGTCTCCACATTATCATCAACAATCGCAGATACATCATCATTAACATTCAAAAGGTCAAGCCCTGTGTTACTCTTAAATCCGTCGTCAGCGCCATACATTTTTCTAAGAATGTCGGCGCCATCTTTGGCGCCTTTCCATAGAGAATAGATATTGTTTATAATGGGGATCTGTTCAGCAGCCACTTCTAAGGCTTTTTTTCCTGCTTCGGTGCCTGCCTCTTTTGCGCGATAAATTTGAATAACCTTCCTTAGATCCCCAACGGTAGCGATCTTAGTTTCTTCGTTTACAAATCGATTCCATTCTCTTATTATGTTTTTCATTTCAGACATTAAAATTTTCCTTAAATTGTATACATATAAGAATAAGAATACGGGTCTCTAACATAGCCCGGACGTATTGAGCCTTGTTGTGCTTGCTGTGGGACTTCGCCAATCTCTGTAGAATCAGCTTTATCTGGGTCAACCAGCTCCGAGTCTGTTGCGGATATTACAGCCTCCATACTTTCAAAGTATGGGCGCTCGTCTTCAATAAATTTACTAATATTAACTAAAGCAAATTTAGCAGCGTTAATGCGATCATCATAAGGAGTTTCCATTGAACCTTCCAAAGCGCCATAGTAAGAACCGCCTTGGATTGATTCAGCTATTACAATGCCCTTTTGACGAAGGTATGTAAAAAATCTATTTTGGGCGCCGTATACCAAATCGTTCATAGTTTCTTTTGGGAATGCAGTAATTTTGTTATTTTTAGAAGACATAACAATATCGATGTCAGCATGATCAAAGATCATTAAATCGCCACTTAGACTTTTTCTTATGTTAAGCTCTAAAGTAATTGAAGGTGTAGGTTTGCGGGCAGCGGCACCCACTTTAATCTGTATTGGCTCATCCGATGGTATGAGATTAATCTTAACCGACATCTTCGTAGATTTCCTTTACAAGTTGTTGTGTTTTCAACACAGTCATGATGACATTCTCACTGATTGTTTCTTTCGAAAAATCTTTTAGGCGCTGTACGATTTGATTGGTTTTCTCAAGCATGACAGAATCATCTTTTATTTCATCTACTTTGGTTGCTTCATCTAATTTATTCTTTAGGCGGGCTATTTCATCATTTAAGTATATTTTTAATTCTATTGAGTTATCAGTAAAAGAAGAAATATAATGAGTCAATAACGTTTTTTGTTCGTCTAACAGACCATTTTCATACTTTTCATTAAATTTATTAACAAATGATTTATAAACAACGTTGTCTACTTTTCTATTATCAGTTTCTTCTGGTTCACTCCCGGTCATGTTCTCAATTATTTTATTCTCAAGAATAACTCTTTCTTTCGGGGAAGTAGTATTAAACATTTTACTAATTGTAGCTAGAGCTTTGTAGTTTGGAACAAAATTATTAAATACAGAAGGCGAGATATTCTTGTTAACATCGTTAATAACTTCGGTTTGTTGTGCGAATAGTGCGTCAGGATCAATCATTCTTTTAGATAACGAAGCTTCTTTTATAATTTTTTCACTAATTTCGTTATCTAGGCCTTGATTTTCATATAGCGAGCGATAGCATTCTAAGTCTCTTTTAAGAAGAGAATCGGCACTAAAGTGTTCTCTAATAAGATCCACAACCTTTTTGCTCCTTTCGTTTTCATTTTTTAAGACAGCAACTGTTGCTTCCTTTATCAATGCCTCGTAAACAAACGCGGTGTTACGTTTTTTGTTATGTTTAGCTTTCATCTTTTTGCTCCGTTAATGTATCTTTTTTCTTTTCTAAATCTTCAAGAAGACTTGTTATTGAATTGTTAACTTGTAGAAGTTTTTGTTCTTCGTCTTGTTCTCTCAATGAATAACTAGGCTCGTTATCTTGATAAACACTTTCAGTAATGCCGCGACCAAGCGATCTTAACTCTGAAGCACCTAAATTATTAGTGCGATAAGTGTTTGTTTCTGGTGTCGCGATACTTGCGTAATTTCTTGTGCGTGCACCAGCAGGGCGAGAATCAGTTTTTACCGGATGATAGACTTTTCCTCTTGAGCCAGGTGTGAGTCTGGGTGCGTTTCTGGTCCCGGGAGGAGCAGCCAGCAACGAAGAATCATCAGCCTTATCCGCGTCAGCAGCAGGTGCAGCAGCATCACCGCCAAGGTCAAGACCACCGGGTTCGCCACCGGGGGCAGCGGGTGGAGTATCAGCACCCAAGTCTAAACCGCCTCCGGGTGTGCTTGCTCCCCCGCCAAGGTCAAGACCACTACCTCCACCAGCGCCGCCGGCTTGGGCTTCAGCAACACTTTGAAGAGCAGCATCCTGCTTACGATCATAAAACATCTCTCTCTGGCAACGTATAAATTCTTCGTGGGACATATTGAAAATATTTTCGGTAACCCAACGGCGTGAAAAGTACCCTTCGGTTGCGGTACCCGCAATATCAAACTTGGCTTTCCAATGTTCAATCTCTTGAAGCTCAGCAATTTTGGATGGATTGTTCAAGGAAAGTTTGAAGTTAATCAGATCATCGCCGCGGAAACCAAGAGTGTAAAGATGGATAATACCAATCTTCTCAAGTTCATGTATAACAGTTCTTTGCAACCTTTGAACAGTTCGTGCAAAGCGAATATCTTTTTGAGCTAATGTAGTTTTATCTTCGGTGGCGCCTTCGCCCATAGAGAGATACGACTGCGGCACTTTTAATGCTGAGAATAATTTATCTCTTAAATATTTGATGTCATCAATTTCGGTAGTATTTGTGCCGCCGGCTATATTTTGAATGTCGGTGGCAGAACCAGCACGCACAGGAATATAATAATCTTCTTCAATTGATAAAGGATTATAGCGAAGGTCTACACGGCCGGTATCTTTGTTGACAATAGAGTGGCGTTTAAGTTGTGATACGATCTTTTGCATATATCCCTCAACATCTTGAGGTGGAATAGCTCCAACGTCAATTTTGAATACACGACGTTCAGAAGAGCGCACAACACGATAAGCCATCATTGCGTCTTCCATAAGGGTCAGCTGCCTCCAGATGCGCCGGGCCGGCTCTAACACCGAGGTACCGTATGGAGAATATTTATCATTACCTAAAATACGGAAATGAGCGACCTGCCAGTTTTCAAAAGTCATGCCGGCTGAGTTCCATTGATATTGAACATAGTTAGGGTTTGTCGCGTCTAAACCTTCAAGTCTCTCTACATCTTGCAGAGGTAATGGTAATGTGGATTGAACACCCATCTTGTCATCTATATCGAGATAAAGCATAAAGTCACCATACTTGCACATCGTGCGACACCAACCAAAAAGGTTGTATTCTATATTTAAGACATTATGATATAACAAATCAAGGACTGCTTTGATTTCTTCATTAGAACACTTAATGTTCAACATTGGACGCAAAGCCGAAAATGTCGTCATTTCATCCGCATAAATGTCAAGCGATGATGCAATCTCTGGCATATATTCCATTTGGTCAAAATCAATGTAACGCTCACCGCGCCGTTGATTTCCAATAGCGTTTGCCGCGATAGTATCTAAAGGGTTGTAAGTTTGTTTCTTAAACTGTTGACCCGAGGCAGATTTGAATCTAGATGAAAATTTATCTAAATGTTGTCTACGAATTTTACGACCTGACTGCGAACGATAGTTTACAATCGGTCCTGAAAAAAGACGTGTTAATCTTTTAAATAATTCTGATTCTTGATTTACTGGGTTTTTACCGTTTCTTGGGTTTCTTGGGGCCATTTATTTTCTCACTTTATAATCCACATATATTCTTTGTAAAGGTTCTCTGCATCGGACATTTTATCCATTATGCCATCTTCTTTATAACCAATTTGTCCTTTTATTTTTGTGTCAAAACTGGTTCTAGAAGTTATTATAGCATCTACGAAAGCCTTCTTGTAGTTCAAATCTCTTTGATTTGTCTGCAATGCTGTGTCTCTGACCCAACAAGCAATCGCGAGCGCCATAACTAAATCATCATTGTATCCTTTTAATGCTTGGGGTTTTCCATTTGTCCAAATAAATGTTCGCAATTCATTTGCCAAACGAGACGAATATGTAGTAATTAGTTTGTTTCTTATAAACTCTTCTAATTTAGCAACAACCAGTGGACGCGTTTTTGATGAGGTGGTGAATCCAGGGACAGCAGAACTTCTGTGTTCGGCCATATGTTGTTCAATATATTCATGGGTAGACTTTACAGAATAATAAATATTTGGGTAAGCATAGTCAATAAGCTTATCTAGAACTGTGTATCCAATACTGTTGTTTTCTATCACCACCATAGCATTTCCATACTCTCTTCCAATTTGGTTCAACATGTTGGCATACAGGTCAGGGGTTGGTTTGCCTTGATATTCGCCTATTATCTGCATAGTTTCTAATTTAATAATGTGAAATGTTGAATAGTCTGCCCCATCTCCGCGGGCGACGTCGGCAGTTAACAGATAACTACACGATGGGTCATGTTCTTCCCAAATCCAAAAATTTCTATCAAAAGCAGTACGATATTTAGGTTCAGTAACGTTACCACCAATCCACTCTAGAGCGTCAGGATCAATTACAGTCTCACCTGAAGTATTGAAATTACACTCCAGTTCTTGAGCTATTTGGCGACGAGACATATTTCGGGTTTCTTTTTTAAACCATTCTTCATTTCGTTCAGGGTGGACATCCCACATCAAGGTCGTTAATTTAAAATTATTTTCTTTTGTTTCGGCGCCAATACAAGTTTTATGAAACCAGTTACCGACACCATTGGGTGTAGAAATAGCGATGCATCGCCCACCAGTTGACAACGTAGGGTACAGACCAGTCCATAAGTCTTCAAGCCCATCAATATGGGCGGCCTCGTCAAGAACCAGCAGTGACAAGGCTTCTGAACGGCCGGCGTCACCAGAGGTCGAAGCAGCTTTGATTGTTGAACCGTTAGAAAGCTCAAACGAGGTGCGGTTATCAGTAGAGATAGATGCAATCCTAATCCAGTCTGGTAAGTTTTTCATTATGCTCTTGACCTTACGGACAAGGTTTCCGGCAGTTTCAAACTTTGTAGCCATGACAAGAATAGACTTGTCGCGGTGGAACAGCATCATCCACACAATATAGCCAGCCGTTAAGGTTGATATACCAAGTTGGCGGCCTTTATTAATTACGTTGAAGCGGTAATCATTAAAATCATCTAACAACAAATCTTGATAATCAAAAGTATTAAAAAGGATTAGCCCGTGCATCGGGTGTGATATACGGGCATAAGTTTTAAGGAAATAGGAGGGGTCTTTACCACACTTAACTACTTCTTTTAATATCTCTTTCTTTGTTAATTTGAAGCTCATACATCTTTTAAGTTTTCGTTAGCTCGGCCAAGAGAATCTCCCGTGTCTAAACCATCTAAAATATTAGCGACATTATCAAGAGCGCTTTGTAATTCTGGATGGTGCTTGACTGCATCTTCAAGGGCGTGATATGTTGTCATTAACTTTTCATAATCGCTGGGGGCTTCTTTGGCTGGGGGCGTCCCCCCTTTCATTACGTCGTAAGATGCTTCAAAATCTTGGTAATCATCAAACACTTCTTTAATCATGGCTTTAACTTCTTCAAATCCTATTCTGCGACGTGGCGGCTCAACAGAGCCTGGAGCCAACTGTTCTAAAACATTAGTGAATAAATCTACCATTTCTTCTTCGGACATGCCTTGGACAAGTCCAATAACTTGCTCGCGTACATCTATTTCTTGATTACCTGAAGGTCCGAGTGAGGCTTCATCCTCTACATCATACGCCCCTTCTTCGTCAGGCACGTCATTGTACTGAGGCATATCATCCGTAGGAAGAGGCGTTGTTTCAGCAGAACGATCAACCTTGGAATCATATGCTGGTGTTTGCTTTCCGCGCTTGTAACTACCAGGACCATATTCACGTTCAAGCCACTCTGGCTTGGGGCCCTCTTTCTTAATCCAAGCTACAAACTCATCAGCCTTTTCTTGAGTCATAGCTTCGTCAAGATTAAATTCTTTAGCATATTCTTCTAAAGCTTCTTCTTTGGCGTATTCTTCTAGAATGATCTGCTTAAGTCGTGGTTCAGTAATCTGCACTTTACGATTCCTTTTTTCTAGAATCGTTATCTGGACGTTTGCCGCCTTTACCGTTCCAACCACCTTGGTCAAGGAACTTTTTAAAGCTGTCTTCTAATCGGTCTTCAGAAGGTACATTATGCGTCATGTCTTCAGATAGGCCACCAATCTTGTAGTGCATTGCTGCAGTTACCCAGCTTCTAACTCTAGAGCTGTTTTCAACACGAACATCTATCTCGCCCTGCTTTGTGAGTGTAACACCAGAGCCAGTAATCTTTTTATATTCTTTCTTCAAAAACTTAACGACATCGGCAATTCTCTGCTCTACTTCTTGTTCAAAACCATTAGCATATACTTCGCGTAACTGTACTTCTGAATGATATCCGAGACACATCATATTACCATTGAAGTTAATATTAAATCCATCCATGACTCTCTTGTCGATTAAAGGACGACCTTCTTCGCGTTGAAGCCCAACCTTCACGGCTTCTCCATTTTCGTCTAATGCTCCATCATAGCCATTAGCTGCGGCCTGCGATAAGCCTTGTATAATTTCGTAAACTGTTGCCATTACTGGTCTCCTTTCGTTTTCTTGTACTGTAAATAGTGTTTAACTGAAGAAAGGTAATCAGATGCTTTAGTGATTTTAGCTTGCACCCAAGCGTCTAATTCTTCCCCGTCTTGAATCATTTGTTCCAATTCTGATGCATATTCTGCTGTCCGGTATAATTGAGACTTGGCCATCTGTGATTCATCTTGGTCATAACCACTACTCATTTGTGGAGATGGTTGTGCGGCTGGGAGTTGCGGGTCGCCACAGCC